CTTGGAGGCCGCGAAGGCGGTCCTGAAGAAGGGCGTGTGGCTGGATCAGTTTGAGAATAAGAAGATCAAGTACTTCGCGTGCCTGCGCAATCTGCGTAACGTGATGGGGCAGGCACCGGAGGTACTGCCATTGGCGTTGAAAATGCTGGTTGACGCTAGGGAGATTCACAAATCTCGTGTGCTGCCATTCCGATTCATGACTGCGATTAAGCAGTTTGAGGATCATGCGGATCGTAATGCTAAGAAGGTTATCGCGGCCCTATCTGACGCAATGGAGATTTCTCTGGATAACACGCCTACATTTGATGGAGAGACTGTGGTTGTGTTGGATGTGTCGGGGTCTATGCAGGGTGGTGGGGGTTTCCGAGACAGGAATGACGGACCTTCCCCTGCGGAAATCGGTGGACTATTCGCCGCAATGCTAATTAAGAAGAACAACTGTGATCTGGTGCAGTTTGCGGAACGAGCTGCATATGTCAATGTGAACGTTCGTGATTCCGCGGACTCGATCGTGAAGAAGATTTCGAATTCTTGCGTGGGCGGATCGACTAACATGAACGCGGTTTTTCCGTGCTTGAGACGTAAGTACGACCGGATCATAATTTTGTCCGACTTCCAAAATTGGAATACTGGATACACTCCAAAGACCGAACTCAACGCCTATAAGAAGTTATACAAGGCGGATCCGTTTGTGTATAGTTGGGATCTTGCCGGACATGGCGACATTCAATTTCCGGAACGTCAAGTATTCTGCTTGGCTGGATTCTCGGACAAGGCCTTCGACACCATGAAGTTCCTAGAACAGGACAAGAATGCCCTGATCAACGAGATCAAGGCTGTCAAGATATAACAGGATAAGCCCTCGCGGCAAGCGTGGCGGTTACTTCTCTGATTAAGAATGGTCCCTTCGGGGACTTTATACCGCTTGCAATATTCCCGAGGGCGCTAAGGTATATTATGTGTGCTCCGATTGCTGGACATTTAGGTGAATTGACTGCTAAGATTGAAGAGTTTGACGAGAAGTGTTTAAAACAGGAGAATGCTATGGCCAATAATTTGGTGGTACACGAGTTAGGCAAGATTAAGTTTGTTTGGGTTAAGTTTTTGTATCCGGATATGAGTGATGGTGTATACGGTAACCGGGTAATCTTTGACAGGGAAAACTCTCAAATCGAAGTTTATGCAGATCAGGCTATTGTGCTTGAATCGGCAAAGGGAGCGGTCTTGTTTTACGAGGTCATGGAACCGGAAGAAGGTGACGAACTGGGTTTTGGTGTCAATGAGAGCGACAACGGATCGGTACAATAATCGGGGCTTGGAATTCAATTGGATGAAGACTCGTTTTGGACACGAGAGTATCTCGGTTCGAGCCCGAGAGCCCCGACCATAACAGGACAAAAGCTGGCAGCAACAAGAGGGTTACTTCTAATTCTAACTAGAGAGTCGTCGGTTCGAGTCCGACCCCCTTCCTGGTAACAGGGCCTGGGGTAGCTTAGTGGCAAAGCGCTTGTTACCTTCTTAAGTTTACTCCAGCTAACAGAATGCCGTGGAGCGTTTGCACAGCCCGTACCGGCCAAAAGAGTGCGCCGGGGAATCTAGACTCGGGTCAACGCTGCCTATGTGGCAGCGACAAGCCGAACCGAAGTAGCGCTGAAATTCGGAGGCCTGCCACGGCAGAAAACAGGAGTAAAGGCGGCAAGGATAGGGTTACTTCTTGGATGAAAATTACCCTGACCAATTTACCCCTTTCTATTTTGTAGTTGAAATCGGTAATGTGATTTGGTATAATACTTTTGATTTGGACGGACAACTGGGTCGCAGCAATTTCGGAGTTACTTCTACCTTGATAAGATAAGACACTCCGGATAACTTACTCGACCCAACTGAATAGGACAACATGGAATTCAAAATAAAAGAGATAGGCAAGGATGGAGACGCCACGACTTGTACCGTTCAGAACAGGACTTACCTGGACTTCAATCCCCTGTCCAAGGTAAGAAGGCGCTGGAATTGCGAACTAGTGGTGGATGGTGGGTGGATCCATGTGGACCATGGGGAAGACGGACAAGTGGTGGGGATTGAGATTGTGGCTGGTGATCCGTATGGCGGGAATAAGATCGGCGGTCCTGTTACGAAGGGGAAATAGTGTACGTTCTAATATTAGGATTTCTGCTGTTCGCGGCAGGATTTTTTGTTTTGAGTGTTGCCGCAGTGGTTTATGTTGCTTACCGGTTCCTGGCTCTGGCGTTGAGCATGGATGCTGCCATACTACGGGAATTCAAGCAGCGCCCTGTTTCTGCCCCGCCAATGTCCAACGTTGGACAAGAATTCCCCAACATAACAGGATCCCAGGCCAACCCATTCGCAGGCAAGCAGCCGGACACAGAGGGCGACTTCGTACCGCACAGCGACGAGGGGGCTTTCATTGCAGAGCAGGTAGAGCTAATCCGCCAGCAACAGGGATTAACTGAAGAGGATATGGAAAAGTTTATACGACAGGCCAAGGGTGACATGTCAGCGGTAGAGGAAGAGATATCATAACAGGACAAGGTGAGAGATTCGAGTAGTGGTTGATTGACAGACTTCCCCGGTTCGATCCGGGATTATCAGATGCGATTGAGCAACTGGATGCGAAATACCAGGAATGTGGTAAGGACGCTGCGAAGGCATGGGCGTCTCTAAGCGACGAAGAACTCCGCTTTATAGTCTCCGAAGTAAACAAGTGCCTTAAAGATCCGCGATATTACATCCACAATTACCATTTTATCCGCAGTAAACGCTCCGTAGTGCAGCCATTATATCCACTCTGGGACTCCCAAGTGATGTTTTTGGATATCTGCTTGAAGCAATTCAAGATGGGAGAGCCTATCCGCGTAGTTGTTCTCAAGGCTCGACAGCTGGGAATTACATCAATCAGCGTGGCTATGTTGTGCTGGCTGGTATTTTTCCACCCCAATACTCAGTCTCTGTCAATGTCTGACGACGACTCCAAGGTTGAGGTTAATTTCAACATGTCGCGCACGGCATGGGAAAACCTTCCCTGGTGGATGCAGCCCTCCAAGAGGTATGACGTTAAGGGATCCATGCTTGGGTTCGATCGCGCCAAGGCCGAGGATAGAGCTAAGAACCCTGGTATGGGCAGTCTGCTGTGGTTTGAGTCTGCCAACCAGCCTAGCGGTGCCGCGTATTCCAAGTCATTACTTGGGGCTCATCTTGCTGAAGTAGCCCGATACAGGGATAGCAAGCCTATCACCGAGGGTATATTTGGATCTCTGGTTAACTACCACGGATCGATCGGGGTGATGGAGAGCACGGCCCAGGGGAGACATAATGTCTGGCACAGAATATGCAAGAATTCCCAGGCCGGTAAACTTGGCTGGAAGTTTATGTTCCTTCAATGGTTTACAGAGCCTGGATATTCTGTAGCTGTTCCTGCCAATTTCGAAGCAACGCAAGATGAAATAGCCCTGAGAGATAAGATAAAGATTGAGGCTAAGGTTGCTCTTACAGACGGACAGCTTCAGTGGCGTCGTGACAAGATGGCTGAATTCGAGGCCACGGATGGTGATGCCGAAGTCTTTCACCAAGAGTTTCCGATCAGTCCTGCGGAGGCGTTTATAGCTTCCGGACGTTGCGCGTTCAGCAAGAAGCGATTACAGGATATGATTACAAACTTCTGCCGTCCGCCAAAGTGGGAGGGTAATATACGTTTGGCAGAAGACGATCATACCCCAAAACTTTCTCATTCCAAGGGCGGGCCGTTTCAGATTTGGGAGTTTTCTCAGAAGAAGGTAAAGTACTACGTATCAGGGGATCCGTCGCTTGGAATTGAGGGTGGAGATGCGGCATGCGTTCAGGTATACTCGGTTCCTGAGGATATAAACCAACCATTAAGACAGGTTGCTAGGTGGCACGGGTGGATAGCTCCGGGAGCCTTTGCTCGTATAATGGTTGCTATAGGATATTTTTATAATGAAGCGGAACTTGCCCCAGAGGCCAATACCATATCAACCGTAGCATCTGATATAGTTAAGGTTCTTAATTATCCTTCGTTTTACATTTGGATGCGCGAGGACAAGATTCGAAATGCCTATTCCTCTTTTATAGGTTGGTGGACAACATTCAAAAATAAGAACGAGATGATAGGGCGGTTTAGAGAGGCCCTTGATGAGTGGACCGTGATCATTCGTAGCGAAGAGGATATAGATGAGTTCTTTGATTTTGTAGAAGACGAGTCTGGTGGAGAGAAATTTAGGGCACGAGAGGGAGCTTCAGACGATTGTGTTATGGCTCATTTAATAGCGTACTATTGTTGTACACAGCTTAGACCACGCAAGGGTGGAGAGTTTGATGACAAACCAGCGCCAAAAGGCCAGGACTGGATAAACACTGACTACAGTTTATTTTACGACAAAGACAACCCAGATTATGGCCAAGATTCAGACCTTCCAAAATATGACGAGTTATGAAAACAAAAAAGAATAAGAAAACTAAAAGATGTTTTAAGTGTAAAAGAACTCTTAAAACAACAAATTTCTATAAAAACGCCAGTACTTATGGTGGAATTAGTTCTGAGTGTAAAGAGTGTAATTTAGTAAGATCAATAGAATATGGTAAGAAACACAGGGATGAGCGCCTAAAATATTATAGAAAAAGGTATAGAGAGAATTCAGAAAAAATGAAGGCGCAAGTAAAAGCGGGAAGGCTGAGAGATCCAGAAAAACATCGGGTCCAAGCGGCTAGGTGGGCTAAGGAAAATCCGGAAAGAGCAAGGGCAATACAGAGGAACGCAACAAGGGCATACAGATCCAGAAAGTTTGGTGCTATGGGTACGTTTGAATGGAAAGAATTTGATGGTTTAAGAGAAGGATTTAATAATACCTGTCTTTGTTGTGGAAGACAAGAGCCAGATGTTAAGTTAGAGGCGGATCACGTTATTCCTCTATCAATTGGGGGAGACAACGATATCTATAATATTCAACCCCTATGTCGTAGTTGTAATGCGAAAAAGGGAAATCAGCACTTAGATTACAGAACAAGAGAAATTGCTCTGTACGAAGGAGTATCAAATGGTTAAACCAAAAATAGTAAGAAAACAGGACTTTTGCCCGAAATGCTTTCTCGAAAGCAACGGCAAGGAGTCCATATTAAACTACCGACCCGGGGCCTCAACGTTCTTTACGTGCGAGTGTGGCCACGAGTTTAACGACCGTGAGGAGTTGGCCGCGCTGATGAATCAGGCCAAGCTCGCGCGCGAAGCGAAGGAACCTCCTGTTTTGAAGGAGTCTGAACCGGTAAAGCAGGACACTCCGGACCAGACCGTTGTCAGCCCTCCTGACGATAAAACAGGACTTTCGGAGGTCGCAGAGCAGGCCGGAGGGGTCACGATCGGACCCGTGGACTTCAGTAGGATATCCTCGATCGTGGGTCACTTCACTGACTCTTCGTCCCTGTTTGGCGCTATCTTTGCGCTACAACAGGAGTTGGAGTCAACCAGGGTAGAGTTGCACCAGATAAAGGAAGCCAGGAACTTCACAGCTGCGGGTCCCGAAGGTGGGGACGTGTTGGTACAGGTTGTGGTCCCTGAAGCGCACGTTATACCCATGACCGATGTAGCCGAGGCGAACGGTATGGATCTTGCCAGCTTCATGAGTTGTAGGGTGAAGGATGCACTCGAAGCCATGTGGTGGTACTAAATCATAGAAAACAAAGGAGTTATACATGCCTATCTATGAGGACCTATGTGGTAAATGTGGGTATAAGAACGAGTACTATCACCCCATTATAACCGATGCAACCAAACCATGCCAGAAATGTGGGTCCGATACCGATCGGTTGTACTCACTGGCTGCAGTGAAGGTGTTCCAAAATTTTACGAGTACCAATATCATGGAAGACGGGACACCGGTCACCGTGCGTGGATCCGGACAACTCGCCCAGCTGGAGCGCGATCACGGGGTAAAATTGGCTGACGGGCCACCCCCCAAGACTGATTTTTAAAACAGGACTTAGGGCTTGACAGACATGTGTTAAAATATCATTTGGAGAATTCCGCATGACAAGTTTTGTGTACGCTTTGAAGGATCCCAGGACGGATGCGATTAGGTATGTGGGGATTACTAATCAGAAACTTAAGGACAGGTTATATCAACACACAAAAGAAAATAATAGAAATCATAGATGTAATTGGATTAAATCTATATTGAATATTGGGCTAAGTCCGGAGATAGAAATGTTAGCCACTGTTGATGACAGTCTTCGTGTTGAAGCGGAAAAGGGGTGGATTGCATTCTTTAGGAAAATCGGAGCAGATCTTGTTAATGCAACAGACGGCGGAGAAGGACTTTTAAATCCATCTAAAGAAACTAGAATAAAGTTGTCTAGGGCACAAATGGGGAATAAAAAGTTTCTTGGACACAGACATTCACCAGATACTAAAGCGAGAATGTCCAAGTCACAAATGGGAAACACCCACGCTATTGGAAATAAAAACCGCCTGGGAGTAAAAAATTCACCAGAGTCTAGAGTTAAGATGTCCATTGCAAGAATGGGGAACAAAAACCGTCTTGGGCACAAGCACTCTCCTGAGTCTAGGACAAAAATGTCTGCTTCAAAGATGGGGAATAAAAACGCATTAGGTCACAAAACATCTAAAGAAACAAAGGATAAATTAAGTATAGCTCTAACTGGTAGAGAGTTTTCTGATGAGCACAAGGCAAACCTGAGTGCCTCATTGATTGGTAATAAAAGATGGCTCGGTAAAAATCATTCAGAAGAGACTAAGAAAATATTGAGTAACGTAAGAATGGGAATAAAAAAATCTCCAGAAGTTATAGAAAACATGCGTATTGCTCAGCGCGCACGGCGAGAACGCGAACGACTAGAAAAAGAGGCTGAAAAAAATGCCCAGTGAACTTCCGGCTTGGTATAGCGTTGATAACATAGGCCTACAACCCAACATACCCATTAGCGATCATGACAAGAAAGTATCAAATTGGTGTGAAGGTGTATATAGTGAGGCGCGCGACGAGTTGGAAAGGCACGAAGAGATTGTAGCGATGGACCGCTATATTAGGTACCTTACCGGGGCTCAATGGACAGAGAGAAGGCCATCATATAAAAGCTCCCCAATCGCAAACAGGATGTTCATTAACCTTATACAATTGGTTTCATATTTAACCGATATTCGTCAATCGTTTGAGGTTCGTTCGAACAATCGGTCTTACGATGGTCACGCTGATATTCTAAATAAAATAATCAAGTCGTGGATGTTGGATGAAGATGTCGATACTACACTGGCTATGATCATCATTCACGCCTCACTTTGCATCGGGTATGCCAGACTCACATGGAATCCAGATCTTCATGGAAACGAAGGAGATATGGAATTGACTGCGTGTGGGGCACTAGACGTGATCCCAATTAGGCCCGGACACAACCTACAGAAATCTATCGGTGTGATCTATCGCATGCCAAAACCGCTTTCTTGGTTCAAGGAAAAGTATCCTACAAAAGGTTCTTTTGTGCCAGCAGATCGAGAGTACTCTCAATTTTTGGCACAAGGAAGTAACTCTGGAACAGCTAGTACACAGCTCGGTAGATCTGCACAATTATTGTCCCCACAGATGCGTAGACTTTTTGGTAGGGGAACATCTCAAAGCACTGAGTCGATGATTCCACAAGCGCTGTATAGGGAATTTTGGATTAGAGACGAACAAAGAAACACTTCAGATCAGGTTGTATATGTAGGAAATCCTGATCGAGAATATGGATACGCGGTTAAACCTGGAGCGCGACTCTATCCACGCGGTAGACTTATCATAATGGGAGGGCCGATCACACTTTTTGACGGACCCAATCCTTTTTGGCACGGACAATTTCCCTTTGCAGCGCTTCGGCTTAACAGGGTGCCGTGGCAGTGGCCCGGAATCAGTGAGTTCCGAAATCAAATACCACTGCAGGATGTGATGAATTCTGTCCTCGCAGGGATCTTGGATACTGTAAAGCGTGCGGTAAATCCACCACTTCTCGCTCCAGACAATGCATTTGGACTTGCAACCAAACGCGCGCTTGACCCTAATATGCCAGGAGCGAAGCTCTTCTACAATCCTAGTAGTGTATTTCAACCTACGTATGCACAGCCAGCACAACTACCGAGTTTTGTTTTCCAAGTTTTGCAGTGGGCAGAACAGGAGCTTTCTGATCAAGCTGGGTTCATAGACCTATCCAGTGTAAGTAGAAAGGGTATAGTTCCCGCCGCTGATACTCTCGAACAAATGAAAGAGGGGCAGCAAACTCTTGTAAGGCTCAAAGTCCGTTATATTGAGTCTTTCTTCAAAGATATAGGATCTCAGTTCATCCCTAATGTATACCAGTTCTACACGTTAGGTAGGCGCATACAGATGCTTGGCGAAGATGGCAAAACTTGGGAGGACTTTGACATTGAGCCCGGAACGATGGTTCCTGCAGGTGTACCGAAGGAAGAACACTGGAGAAGTTTCAGATTTATGGTTCAGCCAGGATCGCTTTTGAAAAGCGCGCGTGTACCGTATCAAATGCTCATGCTCAACCTACGTAGAATGGGCGACATGGACCGCGAGAACCTATTCAAGGCCCTGGACCTGGAAGGCCTGATCGACAGCAGTAAGAAGAACCTGGAAGCCGAAGGAAAGGACATCCTGATGCAAGCCGTGCGTCAGAAGATGGCTGGAACCGCGGGTGGCGGCAATGTGTCGCCGCAGGCGATACAGGCGTTGACCGAGGGGCCAACGGCTGAGCCTGCGCCAAGTCCTGTTATGTAGAGAGGTTTTATATTGAATACGGTTTATCTTTTAAGTGATCCTAAAACCGAAGAACCTAGATATGTTGGCGTAACTGTAAACTTAAAGAATAGGATCCGTGATCATAAAAAGGACAAGCGTAAATGCTATAGAACAAATTGGATACAGTCTTTGAAAAAAGAAAATCTATCCCCATTGGTAAAAGTATTAGAAGAGGTAGATGACAAGGATCGAGATATTGCCGAAAGATTCTGGATAGCATTTTTTAGAGAAAGATTTGACAACCTTGTTAATGCTACCGATGGCGGAGACGGGGCATTAAATCCATCTCCAGAGGTAAGAGAAAAAATAGCAAGTGGTCATAGGGGTAAAAAGAGGCCTCCGTTTTCAGAAGAGTGGCATAGAAATCTTAGGGCTGCTAGAAAGGGAAGAAAGCCAGCTTTAGGATATATTATGTCAGAAGATCATAAAGATAAAGTAAGAAAAGCAGCGCTTGGAAATCAAAACGCATTAGGAAACACTTATTGGTTGGGAAAACATCATTCTGAAGAAACAAAGAGGTTAATCAGTTTAGCCCTAACTGGAAGAAAGCGCGGACTACTTTCTCCGGAAACCATACAAAAAATGAGTGACGCAAGAAGAGAATGGTGGAGAAAAAAGAAAGAGTCGGGAAAATGACACTAACCCTGCTGACACATGCTATTAAGATACGAAATTCTGGAGGGGGATATCCTACCAAAACCGTAAAAGAACAAATTAGCATACCGGGGGCTAGGAAGATATATTCCAAAACCAAGATGATATCAAAAAAAAGAGAGACCGGTTCGGATTACACAATTTTTAACTGTCCATTATGCAACAAGCGTAACTCAGCGTGCGTATACGCTGCCAAGGAAAAGAGCCAGGATGGGCGACTGGTGTTTCGTTGTAATGGTTGTTATTCAGATGT